CCCGTCGAGCCGCCTCCCCCGCCCCAGACTGGCGGCGGTGGCCGGCCGCTCGGTCCAAACGAGCAGATACCATAATGGGCGTAGCCCGCGTCATCCGTGCCGGCTCGCCGTACAACGGCATGGAGCTGGAAGAGCTCGACTACGAGCAGCAATCGGACACCATGTATCTGGCGCATATCGATCATCCGGTCGGCAAGCTCACACGCACCGCGCACGACGCCTGGTCATTTGCGGATGTCGCCTTCGGCCCGAAACTTTCGCCGCCCGCCGGGGTGACGGTTACGGCCTACGTGCAAAACCAAGACAGCGCAAATGGCGGTGCTGCCTATTTTCCGCAGAACGCCCGCTATGCCGTCACGTCTGTCGATGTCGATGGGTTCGAGAGCCGATGGACCGGCGGCGACACCACCGCCTACAATGACCTCTCGCTGAAGCGGAATTACAACCTGGTCGAATGGCCAGCCGTGCCGGGCGCGGTCAGCTATAAAGTGTATAAGGCTGATAACAGCTCGTTCTACGGCTATATCGGCAGCACGAACGTCCTGGAGTTCAACGACGATAATATCGGCCCGGACCTCAGCACCGCGCCGCCAGAAGCCTATAATCCGTTCGCCGGCCCCGGCAGCTATCCCTCCACGGTGACCTTCTTCGAGCAGCGTCTGTTTCTCGGCCGCACGCGCAACAGCCCCAACGCCTTGTGGGGCAGTCGCTCCGGCGCCGAGTTCGAGAATTTCGACCAGTCGATTCCGCTGAAGGCCGACGACAGCATCGCCCTTGCCGCCAATGCGGGCCAGGTGAACGCGATCAATCAGCTTGTCGCCACCACCAGTTTGCTCGCTTTGACATCCGACAGCCTATTTCGAATCGATAGCGGTGCGGAGGGCGGCTATCTCACCGCCTCACCGCCCGCCACGGTGCGTCGGCAGATCGGCCGCGGCTCCTCGCGCCTCAATCCCCTCGTGATCGACAACGTCGTCTTCTACGCGCCCTCGGTGGGATCGGGCGTGCGCTCGCTCAACTACAAGTTCGAGGTCGATAGCCTGACCTCGGATGACGTGACGATCTTCTCGCCACATTTCTTCGACAACATGCACATCGTGTCCTGGTGTTATGCGCAGGAGCCGCGCTCGATCGTCTGGGCGGTGCGCTCGGACGGTAAGCTGCTCGCCTTCACCTGGGAGCAGGCGCAGCAGGTCTGGGGCTGGACGCTGTGCGAAACGGACGGGTTCGTGCTGTCCTGCTGCTCGGTCCCCGAGAATGGCGAGGATCGCGTCTATCTCGTCGTCCGCCGCTCGATCGGTGGCGTGGATCGGACCTTCATCGAACGCATGGCCGCGTCGCGGTGGGACGATGTCGCCGATTGCTGCTTTCTCGATTGCGCCGTCTCCTATGATTACCCAGAGCCGCGCCGCACCTTCCGCAACCTGTGGCATCTTGAGGGGCGCACGATCTGGGGCCTGATCGACGGGTTCGTGATCAAGGATCTGGCGGTACAGAACGGCTGCGTCACTTTGCCGGATACGTCGGATCCGGTGCGGAAAGCGACGTTCGGCATTCCTTACGATGTCGACATCCAGACGATGCCCGTCATGTTCCAGGGCGGGTCCGGATCGAACGCCGCGCGCAAGCAACAGCCAGGCGAGATTGTCCTGCATGTGCGGGATAGCCGCAACATCCTTGCGGGCGCAGGCAAGGAAAATGGGGATATCCCCAACCAGCTGTTCGAGATCAAGTCGCGTGGCGACGAACCATGGGGCGCGGTCGATACGCTGAAGAACGGCAAATATCTGATGGATTCGCCCAACGTCGTGAGCGGGCAGGCCTCCGTCTACGTAAAGCAAACCGACCCGCTTCCGCTGACCCTGCTCGGCGTCTACCTCGATCCTATCATCGGTGGCTAATGTCGAGGTTGTTCCGGCTCGCGTCACCCATATCGGGCCGATCGCCAGCCGCATCCGCGATATCGACCGAATCGAGTGTGGGGCGATGGGCCATTCGGCAAAGCACGCGCTGCGCCAAGGGTTCATGCTCTCCGATCGCTGCTGGACGGCGCTGGTCGATGGGCGGCCGGAGGCGATGTTCGGGTCGGTCACCATCTCCGCGCTCGATCGACGCGCTACTGTCTGGTTTCTCGGGACGGACGAGGTCTATCGCCATGGCCGTGTGCTGCGATCGTGGGGGCCGGGCTTGGTCCGCCGCGCCGTCGATTCAAGCTGGTGGGCGGGAAACCTAGTGTCCAGCGCGAACGGTAAGGCCATCCGGCTCCTGGAAGCGTGGGGCTTCACCGTCGAGCCAGAGGAGCACATGGTGGGCGGCGTTCCCTTTCGACAGTTCTGGATGATCCGCTCTACCTTGGGGGTCGACCCATCGGAGTTTTGTGGGGGGTCAGATGTTCAGTAAGCCACCCCCATTCCTTACGGTTCTTGATAAGATTGATGGTCGTGCGATGCACACCCAAATCCGCCGCAATTGCGCCCTGCGAACGGGGATCGATAAACGCCGCAACGACTTGCTCATCGGTCAAAACGGCTTGCTGGTTGCTCTTTCCACGTCTTTTCAATCCACCGTGCCGCCCCTTCCTGACAGAATCCTGTTGGTTTTGATGCTTGGTTCCCAAGAACAGATGCGCCGGATTTACGCACGGCGGATTATCGCAATGGTGGCAGACTTCCATTTTCGGATGAAGCGGGCCTTTGAAGTGTTTGTAAAACAATCGGCTGGCAACGCATTCACCCGTCCAATACGGCACCTTGCCGTAGCCGCTCGGAAACTTGCCGCCTTGGAAAATCCAACATCCGTTTTCGTCGACCTCGTAGCGGGTCAGGGGTTTGGACCGGGGTTTCGCCATGGTACAAACCATGCACAAAGGTCTGTCGCACATCAAGGAGTGCGTTAAAATTTGCGAACCAACAACCTTGCTCATCGCCGCGACGGCCGTGTCCACGCTCGGTGCCGGCTATGGCGCGCTTCAGGCAAACTCTCAGGCCAATTATCAGGCGCGTGTCGCGGATCAGAACGCCCGACTGTCGGCGGAATCGGCGCGACAGGAGCAGGAGAATACGCGCGATGCCGCGCTCCAGCACTATCGCAAGGTGGCGCAGCTGCAAGGTCAGCAGCGCGTTGCTATGTCGGCCGGTGGACTTGATGTGAATTTCGGCAACGCCGGCGACCTGACTGCCGATACCGAAATGCTGGCTCGTGAGGATGCCAGCCGGATCTATGAGCAAGGCATGCAGAATGTACGCGGGTTCGATATCGAGGGGTCGAACTATAGGGCGCAGGCCAAGGCCTCGCGCCAGGCGGCGACCGGTGCGCTGATCGGTGGCGCGTTTCAGATGGCGGGCACCGCGCTGGGCGGCGCGTCGCAGTATAAGCAGCTCAAGGCGCAGGGGTTTGGCGCTGGGCGGAATAGTTTCGGGATTAAGGGTGGCGAGATTTACTAATTCGCCTCAGCTCGTTGGCAGCAGAGCGCGCCATTTACCTGCGACCAATCCCATGGCAGCAAATCCCGGCAAAAGCGGCAGCATGCCGTCTGGCGACACTGCCTTTGCGGCCAATACGCCCACAAGTAGTGCGCCAAACACCATCCCGCGTTGGGTTAGGAAATTCGGTAGCCATGTTTTGCTTTCGCGTTTTCGAAAAATGTTTGTTAGCGCCACCAACAGGAAACCGAAGATGAAACTCGGAATGGCGATGATGCTTGCAGCTAGCAGCGCGTCGCCAGGTGTGTCGATGCCGTTCATGTTGCGGATGGGCATGGAGTAGGCAAGTATGTAAAGCATCACAGGCCAAGTGACATATCTGACCCTGTTGCTACCTGTCTTTGCTGCCACGCTGCATCCCCTGTCGATTCAACCATGCATCTGGCCGCCATAGGTATCCACCCTCCGCTTTGAGGGCAAGAGATGCCGCGTATCCAGCAATACGGCAGTCCCACTGTGGGACCAGTCCAGACCACCAGCGCACGATTCCGCCCAGCCGATAATGACGGTGGCGCGGCTGGCGCGGTCGCCCGTGGCCTTCAGCGCATGGGGCAGGTCGGCGCAGATGTCGCCCAAGTGCAGGCGAAGATCGAGGATGATCTGGCGCGCACGAACGCCGACAATCTGTTCCTCTCCGCTAGCACGGCCGCGAATAGCGCTGTCACCGATCTTAAGTCACGCATGGGTAAAGGCGCGCTGGATCATCGGCCGCTCGCGGGCAAGGCTGTAGAGGAGGCGTTGTCGTCGACGTTGGCGCAGGCGGATCCCCGAACGCGCCGCTATCTAGAGCCTCAACTGGCGCGATTGCGTATGTCGGCCGAGAACGAGATGTCCGGCTATGCCGTCCAACAGAATCGCGTCTATCAACAGGAAACCGGCAAGGCGAAGGTGGAGAATGCCTTCCAGATGGCGGTAGCTGCCGACGATCCCGTTAGGCGAAACGAGTACATCCAGCAGATCCGCGACCAGACGCGCACCAATCTCGAACTGGCAGGCCTCGGCGACCCTGACATACTGGACGCGGAACAGCGAAAGGCGGTCTCCGGCGCGCACGCCGCGATTGCCGGCAGGTATATGTCTGCCAAGGACTTCGACATGGCGGACGCCTACTATCAGGCGAACCGTGGCGACATGACCGTAGGCGATCAGGCGTCCCTTGCCGCCGCCCTCGCCGCTCCGATGCAGAAGCGGTGGGCGGAAACGCAATTCGCAGCAATCGCTGCCCTGCCGTCGATCGGCGCAGAGCCCGGCAAGGGTGGTAGCGGCAATCCGGTCGCAGACGGTGGTGCAGCTATCAAGGCGCTCTTCCCCGGTGCCTCGATCACGTCGACCTACCGAGCGCCAGACCATCCGCTATCGAAAGCCAACCCTAAGTCCTGGCACACCAAAAGCCATGCGGCTGTTGATGTGAAGCCGATCGCAGGCATGACGTTCGACCAGTATGTGCAGCAGGTTGAGGGTGCTGGCTATACCGTGTTGGAAGCAATCAACGAGGTTGGCGCCGGGCGGTCTAAGCACGCCACCGGCGACCACTGGCACATTGTCCTCGGAAAAGGGGGCGGAGGATCACCCCCGTCGGCGCGGCGCTGGGACTTGGAATCTACCACGCAAGCCATCTATTCTCGCGCAGAGAAAGAGGGCTGGTCGCTCGAACAGCGCGACGCCGTCCTCGATGTCGCCAAGGACCGGATCTCGCTTGATGAGCAGATGAAGCGCCGTAACGAGGACGATGCGGACCGCTCGGCAAGCGAGTGGGTGCTGAAACAGGGCGGCGGGTTCACCGATATGTCGCAAATGCCGGCTGGCATCCGTAACGCCCTCTCCCCGGATGCGGCTCGTTCCTACATCGGCGTCGCCAAATCCAACGCGAAGCCGGTCGAGGTGAAGGCTAACGGACCTCGTGCGACGAACCTAGAGTTGATGCGCGTTGAAGATCCCGACGAGTTCGCGAAAACACCGCTTGGCAAATTTGCTTCCGAGCTCACACCTGCTGAGCTGCAAGGCCTTTTGATAGAGCAGGCAAAGATCAAGAAGGGCGACCCTGAGAAATCCATCCGTAGCAAGGTGGCTTCGACCATCAGCACGTTCGGCGTGGACGATGGCCTGGCAGGCCAGGACGATAGCAAGGGAACCAAGCGCCAGAAGCGCGTCGCCGTGCAGAAGATCATGGAAGGCGAACTGAGCGCTCTAACCGGCGGCAAGCGCAACCCGACCGACGACGAACTTTATAGGGCCTATCAGTCCGCGACACGCGACGTGACCTTCAAAACGGTGGGCTTCTTCGGCGGCTCTGGTGAGAAGACCAAGCGCCGGTTTGAGCTTGGCGCGGATGATGTGCCGCCAGATCGGCGCCTCAAGATCATTGCCGGCTACCGCCAGACATACGGCCGAGAGCCAACCGATGATCAGATCGGCGAGATATTCCGTAATGGTAAAGGACGATTCTGGTAATGGCGCGTGAACCGTATCGCTATCTCGATGCAGCGCTAAACCAGCGAGACACCGCTAGCAATCAGCCCGCGGCGGTAGATCCGTGGCTGGCAGATCTCCAGCAGCAGCGCGACGACGAACTCGCATATCAGATCAAGGTCGCGAAGCCAGACGAGGCGGCGCGTATCAGATCCATTGCCTCGGCTCGCGGCTTGCCGCCGTCAGCGGTGGCGAGCAATCTCAGCGCGTTCGAGAAGGAGGCGCAGGCCTCCCGTGCCCGCG